CTTCGCTCCCGTGCTTTCGGTCATCGTCTCGGGCCTTCTCCCGCAGCAGCCGCTTGCGCAGCCGCTGCAGGCGAGGGCCGCGCTACTTGGTCCTGGGGCCCGGCGCCGCGCCCGAGGCCACGGCCTCCTTCAGCACCGCACCGGGCAGGAACTTCGGCGCCGCCTTGGCCGGCACGTTCACCGGCGCCCCGGTCTTCGGGTTGCGCGAGACGCGCGCCGCGCGCTCGGCCACATCGAAGATCCCGAACCCGGACAGCTTCACCAGCTCCCGCCGCGCCAGCGCCTCGCCGATCGTCGCGGTGACGGCATCGACCACCTCCGCGACCACCTTCTGCGTGACGTTGGTCCTCTTCGACACTTGCTTGACGAGGTCGTCCTTGATCATGTCAGCGCCCTTTCGGCGTGGGTGGCGCTCGCCTTGGCCGGGGCCTCGGCGCGCAGGGTGACGGACGTGGTGACGGTGGTGCTCAGGCAGTCCAGCACCGCGGCGTGCAGCATGTGGCCTGGATTGGCCGCGATGTCGAGCAGCCTCTTCTCCGGCGCGTAGGTGGTCTTCGCCTCGGTCAGGTCCTCGAACCTCGGGCCGAGGACCGCCCGGAGCTCCTGGACCTTGGCGAGGGCGACCGTCGAGCGCTTGGCGCACGTCACCCGGCACACACCGGGCAGGAGCACGGTGCCGTCATCATCGAGAGCCTCCGCGATCAGCTTCTTGGTCTTGGTCATCGACTCCGACAGGAAGTCGATCTGGGTCTTGATGCTCCATGCCCGCTGGCACAGATCCACCAGTTCGCGCGGCGCTTCGATCTCGGCGCCACCCTGCAACAACAACGGCGTTTTTGCCATCTGCTCTCCTGTTAAAACGCGGCCACTGCCGCACGGTGTAAACACAGCATCTTTCGGCCGGTAACGATCGCGGCCGCCATCACATCCCCGCATCCTCGTCAGCGACGCCGCCGGACAGCAGCGCGAGGTTGACCCTCGCCACCACCTCGGAGAACAGCTCGTCGACGCAGATGCGCATGCCGTCGAGCAACAGGACGGCCCCGGCGCTGCCTTGCTCGACGAGCGCGACGTCCTGCGCGCGCACGGCGATCGGGCGCCGATTGGTGTGCAGTTCAATCAGCATTCGCACCCTCCTCTGGAAGCGCCTGCCCGATCACGGCCCGCAGCGACTGCAGCCCGTTGCGGACCACCGCTGAATCGCCGCGCGGGCGCGGCGGCAGCGAATCGACCATCTCCACGTTGCTGCGCTCGGCGGCGCCGGTCGGCGTCCTGCCGGCCCGCCGATCCTCGCTCTGCTTCTCGATCCCCGACTCGGCAGCGCCGGCGAGCCCCACCACGATCTCGAACAGATAGCCGTGCGACTTGAGCGGCAGCCGCAGCTTGCCGGCGTCGCGCTTGGCCAGCATCGCTTCGAGCGCGGCGGTCCACAGCGGCAGCGGCGCCGACCACAGCCGGCCGTCGTGCGCGAGCCGCGCGTCGCGGATCGGCGGCAGCAGCTCGCCCAGCAACCCGCGCAGCCTGCGCGTCGTCAGCGCGCGCTGCTGCGGCCGGAACAGCCGCAGGTACTGCATCAGCGGCCCCGACAGCGGCGCCGGCAGCGACAGCGCCGCAGCAATCCCCGCCAGCTCGTCCCGCTCGGCCAGAAAGCCGTCCGGGTCGGCGATGAACCCACAGGCCGGACAGGAGAGCTTCACGGCCTCTCCCCGATCCGCAGCGCGGCGGCAGCGACGTGGTACAGCGGATAGACGTACTCGGCGGGGATGGTGATGCCCGGCTGATCGCCGAAGGCCAGCAGCAGGCCGCCGTCGTCCAGGAAGCTCGCGCGCAGCCCGCGCTGCGCAACAGGCGCAACAGGCGCAGCGGCCTCAGGCCTCGCCGTCACACGCCCTGGCGCAACGGCGGGCGCGGCCGGCGCCGCATCCGTCTCCGGCGCGGCCGGTTCGACGTCCGCCGCTACGGCAGCCGCATCCGGCGCGGCATCGTCCGGCTTCGTCGCGGGCCGGTACAAGACAGCCCCTGTATGCCGGTCCTTTCTCCGCTCCACCAACCCGGAGAGCAGCAACTGTCGCAGCGCCTTGGCCGTCGTTTCCTTGGACATCCCCAGCCGCACCGAGATCCTGCTCGGCGGCACATCGCTTCCGGCCTCGATCGTCTCCAGCACCTTGCGCTGCGTCGGACTCAAGCTCATCCCGTCCGGCGGGGCCGCCGCGTCGGCCACGAAGTACCCGTGCGTATGCCCCGCCTTCCCCGTGAATATCGCCTCGGATGCAATGTGGCCCGCTTGCTTGAGCGCAAGCAGGTGTTCCTTGCACGCTTGCGGACTCATGTCCAGCGCGCTGGCGATGTCGTTCCGCAGCGAGCGCGGATGGGCGACGATGTACTCGAAGACCTTTTGCTGCAATTTCGTGAGCTTGAACCGTTGCCCCGTGGTCGGCCCCGGCACCGGCCCCGGCGTCTGGAGCGTGGGCGGAACCATCTTCTCCGGATCGCGCAACGCGCGCTTTCCGGTCTCGACACCGCCCGCCGCCAGCATCGGCCCCGCCTCGAAGTCGGCGCCAGCCGAGGTCCGGACGTCCGCGCCGACGAACTGCTGCTGCGCGACCATGTAGCGCATCGCGTCGATGACGTCGTCCGTCTCGAACCCGATCTGCGGCGCCAGCACCGACGCGCGCACGCGCTGCCCGTTGTGCCCCTTGAACCACTGCAGCATCGGAGTGATGGCGCCGATCATGGCCGCACCTCCGCGCCATGCCGGCCGGCGACCTCGTGCCGCCGCCCCAGGTCCGCGGACACCTGCACGACGCAGGCCTGCACGCGCTCACCGAGCGCACCATTGTGGTGCGACAGCGCCGCAGCGTCCAGCCGCGCCTCGATCAGCGCCGGCAGCGCTAGCGCGGACCCGAGCAGCAGCAGGCCGAGCGCCAAGCGGTTGCGATAGCTCCACGCGCAGCACCTGCGCCACGCCGCGTGCGCAGCCGCCTCGATCCGCGCCCGCCGTTGCCGGGCCCGGGCTTCGCGCTGATACCGCCGCCACGACGGTGTGGGCTTCAAGGTCAGATTCGGCAGTTTCATCGTTGTCCCCTCAGCACACGCCAGCAAATGCCCGCCACCATCACAACCACGCCGATGGTTGCGCAGACAGGTATCGAGATCAGGATCAATAAGGCTGCTTGTTCGATGGTCATGGCTCCCTCTTCGTTACGTTGCTGTTGAATGGATCACGGTTGCGCCACACCGACACCAGATCGAGCAGCGCGGTCGGCAGCAGGTAGATGCACAAGATCGCCAGAATGACGTCGACGCCGGTCGGCGACTCGGTGGTGAAGACGTACGCCAGCAGCGCCAGCCACAGCGCGATGACCGTCACCAGCGCGGCCATCTTCAGGTAGGACTTCTCGAGGATCGTCATTTGCCCTCCGGCCGGTACTTGCAGCGCCAGCACGCCTGCAGGTGCCGGGTCCGCGCTGGGTTCCCCACAGAAAACGGTTGCGTCGCGTACCCGCGGCACTCGCGCCCGGTGATCTCCACCTGCAGGTGCGGGCAGTGCCGCCGGTTGTCGTAGAAGTCGAACGCCTTGCGCGCAATGCGCGCCCCGTCGCTCGGATACTTCCCGTTGAGCAGCAGCGAGATCGCCGTGCGCGAATAGCCGAGCTCGAGCGCGACGTTGGCGGCCGAAGTCTTGGCCACCTGCGCGCGCAGCAGCTCCATGCCGAGCGACTCGGCGGAGGGGGAGCGGTCAGCGTCCATAGATCGCCGTCTCCTCGGTCACCGGGCACCAGGCGACCCGCCCCTCGTTGGGATCGAAGATGACGTTCGTCCGGCACACCATGGGCGGCTTGGGCCCCGTGTTGCGCGCCGGCAGCAGGCGATAGCGCGCCTGCACGCCGCCGCGCCCGGCGCCCTTGCCGGCCCGGGTGCGCACCAGATAGCCGGCGCGCTCGAGGTTGCGCAGGTAGTCGCCGGCCGCGGACTCGGCCACGGGGATGGCCGCGGTCGACGCGTGCGCGGCGAGCTCGCGGGCGTTGAAGTCCACCGCCAGCCGCCGCAGGGTGTTCCACATGTTTTCCTGGGCCATCCCCATCGTCACCGGGCTGCCGTCCTTGCGCACGCGCGGCGCCTCGATGCCGTGGTCGCGCACCAGCCGCCACGCCACCGGGCGGTCCGCCACCCGCTCGACGTAGCCCGCCGCGCACAGCGCGTCGAGGTAGTCGCGGGCGGAGCTGCGCGCGACGTCGCCCGGCGTGACCGCGCGCAACTCGAAGGACTGATTGGAGAGGACGTGACAGTGCCGAATGAGATCCCAGATCCGCTGCCGCGGGCCGGCGCCGTGCCTCAGCTCAACCATCGCAGGTTTACGCGCCACGGCGATCTCCCGTGCCGTTGCGCGTCGTCGTGAACGGCGGCCGATTCGCGGCCTGCTCCCGCTCTTCTCCCGGCAGCTTGCGCGGCTCCGGCGACCTGCCGGTGTAGACCTTGATCTCCCGATCCAGCGTCTCGACGCCGACCGATGGCGAGCCGAACGTCATGCAGTGATCGAGGATCAGGGACAGGTTCACGCACACCCGGCGCACCGAGCCTTGCGCCGACTCGACCAGGCGCGCGAGCACGCCCTCGCGCAGCTCGACGTTGGGGCAGTAGATCGTGGCCAGCTTCGCGGCGTCCTCGACCGACACCGGCAACGCCGGCGCCCACGACAACACGCGGGAGTGCAGGCGCTCCCAGTGCTCCAGCTTGCGGGGCAGCTTCTCCTCGCCGATCAGCAGCATGGAGCCCTGGCTCCCCTCGTAGATGTCCCGGACCAGCTCGACCATGAGATCGGAGCGCGTGCAGTGGTCGAACTCGTCGAGGATGAGCACGCGCGTGCGCGCCTTGGGCGTGAGCTCCGCGCAGATGCCGTCCAGCAGCGTGGCGAGGGTCCCCCTCGTCTCCGTCCCCAGTTCCTCGGCGATCGCCTGCAGCAGCGCCTTGCGCGACCACGACGAGCGGATCTGCACGTACACGCCTTGCCGGTCGGTCTTCGCGATCTCGTTCGCGCAGAACGACTTGCCCCATCCGGGGGGGCCGTAGAGCACCCCGATGCCGGGCAGGCCGGAACGCCGCTGCGTCAGGCGCCCCAGCGTTACTTCGACCAGGCCGAGCGTCGCGATCTGCGCGAGCAGGCCATCGGGTTTGCGTTGGTTCGGTTGCTGTGCCATGATTGACCTCGCATGTGTCACACGGAGTACGAGTGCGTTGCGGTGCCAGCCGTAACGCACTCAGCTTTTTTTGACGCTTCGTAACGCCCGATCATCACCTTCCCCTCGATGGACTGCGGGTAGCTGACCAGGAACATCCGCAAGCGCGGGTTTTCGTCCAGTTCGTATAGGTGCTCCCCTTGTTGGAATCGTTGCGATAGCGACAACCAGCGGTTGAAGCGCCCTTCGGGTGACATGCTCATGAGCTCGACAACCGTGGCGTGCTGCTCGGGTTCCGGCGCCGGCTCGGCCGCCAGTTCGGCCGCCCGCCGCGCGTCCTGCAGCGCCTTGAACGCCTTGAGATCGGGCGGCAGCTCGGCGGCCTGCTGCACCGGCGGAACGAGCACCGGAATCGACTGCGCCGGCTGATGCTCGAGCGCCGGGCGGGCGTTCCCTTCCGCCAGAATCTCGTCGCGCTTCGCGTCGACCCGCGCGAGCCGTCCGCGCATCCGCTTCTCCTGCTGTTGCTCGACCACCGAGACCGGGAAGTAGTCGTGCTTGTTGCCGTCCCACTTGGCCTCGCAGATGAAGCGGCCGTCGAGATCGCGCACGAGCACCGAGCTCGCGTCGTGGATGTCGAACCCGACCTGGACCTGCTCGTCGTGCAGGTCCTTGAGCGCTGACGCGAAGTACTCGTTGTTGAACAGGCGAATGACGCAGCGGCGGACGGTGGCGACACGGTGCGGGCGGAAGTAGTCCTGCGCTTCGTCCGGAGCCAGCACCTCGAGCACCGGGTTCTCACCGGCCCGCAGCGCCCAGTATTCGTCGGGGCTGTAGTGGCGCAGGCGGCCTTCCGCGTCGGTGAACTTCGGCAGCGCCGAATGCGGTGTCGCGTTGTACTCGGCGATCGCCGCGGCGACCGCATCGAGAAACTGCCGCCACGAGGGCAGCGTGCGGGATACGCCCGCATCCTTGATCTCCTTGCGCGTGATCCGGAAGACCTCGTTGCGCGCATCCTTGTCCATGTCCTTGCCGCTGTAGGTCGCGAGCCCCCTCGCGGCGCGGATCAGGATCGATTGATGCGCGCGCTCCATGAGGCCGCGGCCTTGCGAGTTGCGCGGGATGCCGGTCTCGTGGCGCACGTCCAGGCGCGAGAAGATCCCGGTCAGCGGGTGGTCGAGGTGCTTGTTCTTCTGCCCGCTGCCGTTGTCGCCGTAGTAGATGAGGCACACGCCGTGGGTGACGAAGGCGTGGCGCAGCGCGTCGGCCACCGGGATCGCGGCCTCCGACAGGCTGGCGGACCAACCGACACACTTGCGCGAGGCGACGTCGATGATCGGCGTCACTTCGGGCTTGAACGGCCGGCCGTGATCAGGATGGGCGACCTCCGCCTTAAAGCTGTGACCGTCGCCGGTGTAGACCTGCCCCGGCAGCAGCTTCGAGGTGTCGCGCTTGACGTAGGGCAGCAGCGACTTGAGCGCCCACGGCAACATGCGGCCGCGGAACACGTCGACCTTCGACAGCTTGTCGCGCAGGAACCGGCGGACGGCATCGATGCTGGGGAACGCGTCCGGGGCGATCTGCGGCCACTTGCCGGCCTCCCAGTCGGCGCGGAACGCGCGGTAGGCTTCCTGCGTTGCCGGCTTGCTCGGCTGCTGCCGGTAGGACAGCAGCGGCTCGTGCCAGCAGTGGATCGACATGTCCGGCGCGCGCACCCCGTCGGCCATCGCGGCGTGCCCAAAGGTGCGCTGCCGGAGCTCCCACTTCTTCAGGGTTTCGTAGGGCAGATGCAGCGACCGCCGGCCCTTGCGGGCCTTGGCCAGGGTGATGGCCTGCAGCACCGGCGTCGGGATGCGGACCGCGGCATCGGCCGCCCGCGAGTCCGCGTCGAGTTTCAGCCGCGCCTTGTTGCGCGTCATCCCGGGCAGGCTGCCGAGCTCTCGCAGGTAACCGAGGATCACGGCGCGGGCATCCGCGGTCTGCCGCTGGCGGCCGCTCTTCGGAGCGCGCATGAAGGCCGGAGCCTCGCTCGAGTTCGGGTCGGTCAGAGCGGTAGACTCGGCCGCCTTGCTGGCGAGCCGCGCCGCTTCGACAGCCGCCACCGCCAGCTTCAGCCGCTCGCGCGCGAGCAGCTCGTCCTGGACCTCGGGCGGGAGGGAGAGGAAGTGGTATTCCAATCCCTTGCCTTGGAACCGCCGTCTTGACTCCCACCCATCCAGCTTTGCCCGTTCGCGCGTCCGAAACGCTGACGATGGCAGACCCGGGACACCGGCGAGTTCATCGGCGGTAAACCAATCACGCATGTCAGCGTCTCTTGAGCAGGAGTTGTAGGGCTCGCTCGCGCTCCGCGGTTTCCCGCTTCTGCTGCTGGATGCGGCCGAGCTCGAGGTAGGCAGCCTCTTCGGTGGTGATGACGCGGCGATCGCCCCGCTTGCGGGCATAGAGACCGAGCAGGCAGTCCTCGCCGAGGGCCGCGTCGAAGCACATCGCCCGCCGCAGGCTGATCTCGTGCTGCGGGTGCGACGCCGCCGTGTAGCCGTTGAGCACGTGCTCCGAG